GGATCAGGAACTGGATCGTCAACTACAACTGGATCCGGACCTACGACAACTTCAACATCTTCTTTAGGGCGTGGGCCGGGATCTGAATCATCAAAAGGATCAGGGGTATCTGGGTCCGGTCCTCCACCTAAATCAGGATCACTGTACAAATCAGGATCGACAGCAGGGTCTGATGTAGGATCCGGTGTAGTTCCTACCACCGCTTCCGTATCCTCTAAGGGATCATCGGATTTAAGATCAGGATCGACAGCAGGGTCTGATGTAGGATCCGGTGTAGTTCCTACCACCGCTTCCGTATCCTCTAAGGGATCATCAATAATTATATCCTCAAAAATAGCCGGCTCAAGATCGGGACCTCCGAAATCAGGATCGCTGTACACAGGCTCCTCATCTAGATCTAAATTTGGCGGTATAGTTATCTCACCACTAGAGTAATCAATACCACCTGTTCCAGAGGGAGCAAAATTACTGGCAGGTATAGTCGTCTCACCACTAGAGTAATCAATGCCCGCAGGTGGGCCGGAATCGTTGGGGGATGTTGGAGGTAAAGGAGGAATTGAAACCGGTTCTCCATTTTCATCTGTCTCTCCCCTTTCTCGAGAATTACCACCCATGTAAGGATCAGAATATTGTTCTGGAGGAGTTTCTCCTGTTTGACCGGCAGGTAGTGTCCCTATTCCTCCAGTTACTGGATCAGGGACGGTCGGTAGAGGCGCATAGTCAGCGACTTTCTCTCCGAAGGTAATACCCGCAGGTATAGTCGTCTCACCGCTAGAGTAGTCAATACCACCCATGCCAGAACGTCCCGGAACACCCACCGGTATAGTCGTTTCACCGCTAGAGTAGTCAATACCACCTTCACCACTAGAGTAGTCAATACCACCCATGCCAGAACGTCCCGGAACACCCGCAGGTATAGTCGTCTCACCACTAGAGTAGTCAATACCACCCATGCCAAAAGGTCCCGGAACACCCACCGGTATAGTCGTCTCACCGCTAGAGTAGTCAATACCACCCATGCCAGAACGTCCCGGAACACCCGCAGGTATAGTCGTCTCACCGCTAGAAAAATCGATTCCCGCAGGTGGAGCCTTAACAGGCTCTTGTACCATCGGAGGATTGCCACCTAAGTTGGGGTCAGAGTACAAAGAAGGATCATCTTGCGGGGGCAAAGGAACTTGTGGATCAAAATTTTGCTGACTTTGCTCGTACTTTTCAGCCGCTTGCGCTTGCATTCTAGCTAAAAACTCAGGAGTAATACCGCCAAAATTGCCATAATCATTAAAATTATACATTTACAAATCCAACCCTGTTAAATCTTCAGGTTATTTACAACCTAAATAACCACCGCCTTTTTTAGCCGCACCCATTCCTCGTGCAGTCATGCGTGTCATACTTGTCGGTACCTTAACATCCGCAGTCTTACCATACGGTATACGACCTTGGCCTTTGATATCTGCATATTCTACAGCTTTTGGTGCTTTTGTGGGTTTCATAGCCATTTTATTTTCCTTGTTGTTTCAAAATTTCACGTTCTCTTGCCGCACTAATACGGGCTTGAGTCTGCTTTTCTTGCGACGCCATACGCTCACCAAACTGACGGTTGCGCATTTGTAACGACTCTTGATCTAATTGAAGCTTGCCTTGGTCTAATTCAGTATCAGACTGCTCAGACTGCGCTTTAATCTCCAATTCTTTCTCTTTCAATGCTATTAACGGATCCGGACCGGCTTCTTCGCCACCACCTGCTAACTGCTGAGACATATCTTTAACCATTTGCATACCTTGTGCAACAAACTGTGCCGTTAAAGCCTCTATCTCTAACATCTCCTCCGGACTTGCCGGCTCGCCATCACGAACCTCCATCTGTTGCATATAAGCTACCGCCGCTTGTTCTCGAGCGGCCATCTTAACGTGTTGCATAACATGCTTCTGCAACGCTACAGCAACTGGCGGCAAGTTAGCAACCAACGGTGTACCACCAAATATAAGGTGAGCCATAATGTGGGACTGATGATCCTGACCTTCAAATGCTTGCAAATCCATCATATCCAACGCATTTATGTTCTCTTGCGCAGGATCCGTGGGCCGCGGGTCGGCATCCGGTAACGACTTCATTATCCGATCTACATCAGTCACACCCAACGCTTCATACATATCACGATAAATCTCGTGCATATTATGCAACTCAGGAGCGGCACCTGCCAACTCTAACTTAGTCTGAGCCATCGTAATACGTTGCGCTTGACTAAATATATTAGGATTACTAACCGGTAAAATATCTACGCGATCATCAAAATCACTAGCCATCACAGAAGCATCATCACCCGCAACAGAATACGGGTACGTCTGAGGTAAACTCTCGTGCATCACGCGACCAAGAATCTTAAACTCCAACCGCATGGCATAATGCAATCTTTTATGCACAGCACTCATGACCCGTGAGCCCTGCTCCAACATTGCAATAGTTGTACCTACCGCCGCTTGCTGATTACCATCGCCAACTTTTAAATCTGTAATAGTCGCGAACCGTTGCCCGGCATCAACAACAAATCCTAACAACTGGAATAACGTCTGATCCGGTCCCTTAAACGGTAACGGCATCAAACTATCACGAATCGCGCCTCCCGGTGCGTCTACATCTCGAAACTCTCCCGGCTGTAACGGTTCGTCGTCATCACGAATTCGCATACCTCGGGCCTTGAATCCGGCAGGTAAGTTAGACAGCGTACCGGCATCGATGAGCTGTCTGAGAGCCGCTGTGGCAGTACGAGACAAGCCACCAATAGTATGAATAAGACCCAATCCATAAAAACCGAAACCCGGAAGAAATTTGTAATGCACAAAATATTGAATTTTTTGTTTTTTAGAATCATCCTCGTTATAGTTTCTCCTTACAGCAAGTACTTGACCGTTATCTTGCGACAACGTCACGATGTATGGTATTTTAATTCCAGTAGGTTCACCGCTTTCATCTAAATCTTCGTAGCCTTCTAAATCTAAATCAACATGGCACTCTAAAATAGTGCAGTCATAATCTATTTGAGAAGGCTCTAGACCGTCTATTAAGTTAATTTCTTCTGTAATAGAGTCAAGTTCTGCTTGCGCCGGTATAACATCTATATCTAAATAAAAACCTGCAACTTGTTGCTTGCGCAAATCATTCAACGACATGCGGATAACTTGTGTAATATTAGGACAAGTTTCTAAATCAGATGTTTCATAAGGTACTACTAAGTTTTCAGCAGGTACAAACTTACTAACGGCTCTATCTAAATTTTCATCATAATAAACTTTTTTGAAAGTACTACCGGCTAATGGTAAATAAAACAACATTTGATCCATATCCGGAGTAAAATCTTCCATTACACTTGTAATGTAATAATTCATAAACTGCTTAACGCGCTGTGATTGTTGTTGTTTTTGACGCGTTTCTTTGCCCATCACAACAGTCCGCACCGGACCACTAGGCGGTAATAACTCATTAAAAGCCTGTGCTTGGAATTGTGTAGCGGCCTCACCCAACAGAGGATGTGTTACACCAGAAGCACCGCGGAAAGGCATTGTGCGCTCCTGATAAGAGAAACCAAGTAGCTCTAAACCATTGGCATAAGTCTCTTCCCACTCCTCTCTACTAGCTTTGTTGCTATCAAACTCTCCTAATAAATCACTAGCTATCCTAGACAATTCGCGATCCGGGATCTCTTCTGCTAAATTCATGTAAAAATCACTGCCAAAGCCACGAGTGTCTTGCGGATCAAAATCAATTAAAACGCCTCCCTCGTCATCAGCCGTCATCTCTATCTCACCATCCATAGAGGGATCCATCTCAACCATTTCCATAACATCGTTCTGTGAATCTGGTATTTCTAGCTCTATCTCTGCTCTTATATCCTCTTCACGTAGCTCAGATGGGACATTTCTATCCATCAAACTACCTACCGTTTTGTTATCTTCTTCAGCCATTTTTTATTCCTCTGGAGAACGGTCTAGTATAGTATTTAATTGATCTAAAATTTCCATAGGTATCTTTTCAACGTCTTCCTCAGAAGTAATAGGAGCCCCGGCTTTTCTCAACATTTGCGCAGTAGCCGCCATTTCACGCACCATAGCTCTTTGATCAGCTTCAGTCATTGCAACTTCTATCTCAGGCGCGTCTTGAGTACTACTAACAATTGTTTTTATTAAAGAACCGAGACCTTCTTCGTCAAGCATTTCCTCTCCTCCATAGCTTTCGACGTTATCGTTACTTTTTTCCATTATAGCCACTATACCCTTATCTTCACCAGAGGGTAACTCGTCTATAAGGTAATCATATTTACTCATATCTTCGCCACTTTCTAAATCGTGTATGTACTCGTGTTCGAATTCATTGGTGTTGTCCGGCAAAACATTATTCGGTAGACTACGAAAACCTCTATGAATAAGCTCATGGGCTTCCGTTTCTGGAGAAGCACCTCTTTCTAATACCAATTCCTCGCGAATCATACTTTTATCATAGTCAACACCCGGGTACAATATTTCCGAAAGAGACCGTCTAACTTTATATGGAGGACGAGCCCGTGCATAATACGCATGGGAATCACTAGACCGTCTGCTTACTTGCGGTTCATCCATATTGCGAAAAAAACTTCCAAAGGGCGTATCATTGCCGCCGGTATTAGCGCCCGCAGGAAAAGATTTGTTACCCTTGTTACTATAATATTTTTGCGTTAAAAGTGTTGAATTAGGTAGGGCGGCTCTGTAAACGCTCGGCGAGCTTTCGAATTTTTGATCAGACCCACTAAACCGTCGCCCTCTGTCTTCTATCGCAGAATCATGCAAAGAATCCCTGCTTACACCTTCAGGATCCCCTCCGTGAAAACCAAAAGCTTGCGGGTCATTTAATTTACGTGACCTACTAAATCGTTCAACAGCCGCTTCTTTAATCAAACCTACCGCTTCGTTATGCGGAACCATGTAATCCAAGTTTTTTATAACGCTTTGAGTTGCCGAAGGTAAATATGTTAAATATTTTTTTGGAAAGCTTACGTCACGTTTATCCGGATCATAAGCCATATGATCGTAAGTTGATTTGTCTGCCAGATCTATACTAAACTCAATCCCTCTGTTGAGATCTCTCATAGCAAATCCAAAATTAGTAGTAAACCCTCATGTTAACAGAGTTTTCTTCTTCTTCCCAATCATCTGTCGGCAACTGCACAAAATTACCCTGACGATAACGCATCAACGCTTGAGTCATACTATCAACCAAATCATCATGCTCACCATTAGGAAACGCCGCAACCTCCTCTATCAACTCATCAGCAAAAACAGTGTCAGGAGCCCACACCATCCCGGCCTCAAATAAAGGCGATACAGAATGTACACGCGTAACTTTATCATTACCCCTAGATGGGGTAAAGTTAACCACAGGAATTCCCATATTTCTCATCTCCTGCGTCAGAGGCATACCGCTAGCCTTCGCCTCAACAATGACGGTATCGGGGTCCCAAAAACGATACTCCTCCATCGCCTTGTTCTTTAACTCAGGAAAATCCCAACGACCCTTCTTACTATCCAACAAAATTAAAGCCGGAGTCCCAGATTCATTAGGATAAAATACACCCCACGTAGTAATCGCACTATAATCTGCCGTCTCCCTCTTACTAAAAGCCGTATCATAACTCTGAATTACATACTCTAAATTAGGAACCTCGTCCTTTTCCCAAACATTCCACCACTCACGCTTAACAATAGCATTCTCTTCACCCGTAGGATTCTGCTGATACTGCGCATTCCACTTACTATTAGGAATAGAAGCGCGGACCGCGGTCAAATCCTCAAGACTCCAAAACTCCGGCCAACACGGATTACCATCCTCAAAAATAGCCGGTAACTCCACAACCTCCCATTGATCCGCCAACGGATCTTTTGCCATAGACTTCAACAACTGACCCGTCATGTCCTTCTCAGACCACCTAGTCTGTACCAATACAATCGACCCACCGGGCTGTAAACGCTGTCTAGGACCACCTGTGTACCAATCCCAAGCATCATCAAAGCCCGCCGCCGACATTGCCGTTTGCTCCGAGTGAGGATCATCAATAATAATTAAATCACCACCACGACCCGCTAAATTCGACCCAACACCAACCGCATAATACATACCGCCCGCGCTCGTGTCCCAACGACCCGACGCCTTACTGTCAGAAGCTAACTTTACATTGTCAAAAACTTCCTTATATTCGTCCGTCTCCAACAGATTTTTTGTCTTTCGTCCAAAATTTACAGCCAATTCAGTCGTGTGAGTCGCCTGAATAATCTTCATCTTAGGATTCCTGCCCATCATCCACGCAGGAAACAAAAATGACGCAAATTCACTCTTCGTGTGCCTCGGCGCCATGTTAATAATCAATCTCTTTAAATCGCCGCTCGCGACCCGTTCTAATTTTTCAGCAATAATTTTATGGTGACGTCCTGCAATAAACTCGGGCCACATGTTTTTTACAAAAATTAAAAAATTTTTTCTACACATTTCATTCTTTTTTAACTGCGCTAAACGCAATTCTAACTTTAATTTTTTTTCATCATTTATGCTTGTATACGAATTTTTCATGGGGGACCCTAATAAATTGTTCCACGTGGAACATGCAAATATATGCGATTTTACCCGCTAATATAAGACAGTTAACGCTCATATGGAATCTTTATTAAATATTTGTGAGAAACATGGACCTTGACCTCGTCCCCGCGGACACGCGGACCGCGCACGATTTGCGCCGATTCTCGAGCCATGGACCACGCCGAATGACCCGATACACGGGGGACCCGGGCATTTTATCCGGTTATCGACCCGGATGGATGGACCACGGACCACGGAACACGGCACTGGGTGCGCAACCCGTCGACCAGTGACCGCCGCCCACGGTTTTTGGCTCATACGTTTGAGCAATGGACCGCGACCCATGGCGCGGCTTGTTTAACTGTTAAACACGTGACGTAGTTATCCACAATACAAACTAAGAGCGTTGATCGTTTTTTGTACAGATTAAGCTAGAGCCCGCGTTGATTGGGGTAGCTGCTTAAATGTCCAGGTGTTAATAACTTTGGGGATAAGTAGACAGGCAATAAAAAGCCCGCGTTATAGCGGGCTAGTGTTACTGGGTGTATTTAATGGCCGGCGTCGATAAGTTGTTGCGTATATTCTTGAGCCTTTTGATAACACTTATCGGCTTCCTCTTCGCGGCCAGACATTGACATCACCCCTAACCATTGCAACTGGAATTGTAATAACTGCGCGGTCGTTTTAGTTTCTTGTTGTGAGTCGTTCATTAGTCAAACCTCGCAACCTTTGTTTTACCGGTGCTCGTATCACGTATCGCAGTAATCGCGTATTCATATACAAAACATTCGAAGATGGGTGTATTCCCTTCGAACACGTAACGAGCCAGTGGAGGGAGCGGGTCATCCTCCTCATGCTTGCTGATATACATACCTTCATCAGAGACGGTTCCATCATAAGGGTAAGCAAATCCGCCGAATCCGTATATCTGGTCCATATTGTCAGCAATGGCCTCAAGAGTTAGATCACTATCACGGTCTACCCACTCCAGACAGGCATCAGCGAAAAAGTCGGGGATAAGACCGCAAGCTTCCACAATGTTTGAGGGTTTAGCGTTTTTCAACTTATCGCTTTTCGTTGGGTTGATGGTGCGATCCAGTACAAGATCTGAGGTTCTAAGATTGAATATCTGTTGATTGTTTGACATTTTTTATTACTCCGTAGTTATGTGGTTAATTCCACGTATAAGAGTATATAAGAGTTTAGGGTATAAAGTAAACACCCATAAAAAAGCCCGCGTCGCGGCGGGCTTAGTCCTACGCAAATTATTTAGCACGATAGGGTTAGTTCGAGCTCAAGATTTGTGTAATCAACATCAACACATACGTCTCCGCCGTTAATTAACTCTCTTAATATGCGTTCAACGTGGTCATCAGTGCTTCCATTAATTTCTAGCCGCTCCGATATTTTGCGGTCGATCATTTTCTCTAACTCATTAATCAGAACGACGCCGGCGTTACCCTCTAGAGTGTTTAATCTCTCGATGAGCTCCTCGTTCCGTTCCTCGCGTCTTTTCGCCTCCTCCGATAAATTCTTAATGTCTAGCGCGGCGGCTCTAAAATCTTTCGCTATTTCCTCGCGCCCTTCGGCAATAGAATCAGCGGCTAGTTGGTCTAAATAATCTAAATCACTTTTTATTTCAATGGACATTTTTTATTACTCCGTAGTTATGTGGTTAATTCCACGTATGGGATTATATAGGACTTTTATATAATAAGTAAAGCTCCATAAAAAAGCCCGCGCGATGGCGGGCTAGTCCTACGGATTTTTTTAACCTCCGATTGCTATTAAATTGGAATCGACAACAAAACCAGAAGTATCCTTTTTAGCTTTACCCTTCGCACGTAATCCAACTATTACAGCGCCGGATTTCACGTTGACAATGTCAGAAAGATCGCCGTCGATGACGGGTTGACCATTCCAATGACTCGGTAAACCGTCGCGAAAAACCACCGCCATCGGGACATTGTGCGGTCTTTGCATAACGCTTTTTTGATACTGCTTTCGACCGCTATAGCTAAAGATTAATTTATAATTGTCTGGTGTATTTCCTAACCGGTTAGCGCGTTTTGTGTAATCGTAAAAGTTTAAATCGGGGAAACTTTGGGGTATTCCGTGGTCCTCATATGCTATATCAGAAATAGTATTTAATCGCACCCAACCTGCAAGCTTTTGACGTTTGCAAAGTTTGTCAAAATTAGTTAACTCTGATCGTAATTGCTTGAGAAATCCCTGCGAATCTGAGAGATAAAAATCTGTTTTCTTTTGTCTTGCACTTGCGACGTTTTTAAATACTCCTCTACCACTAGATTTTAAACAGGGTTCGAAACATCCCGCCGCTTTACTGCCGGCACAAATTTTTCGGTCAGGCATCAGAGACAGACTAGCAACCCGTATGTCTCCCCCGGTCTTAATTGTTTTTGCAATTTTAGTATTTGCTCCACTAATGTTTAACAGTTTCATCTTAATTGGCTCCGTAGTTATATAAGACTTATCGCATATTACCGCACAAAAAAAAGCCCGTCAAGTAGACAGGCAAATATTAAGGGGTTCATTGTTTCCGGCGTTTCGGTTTAATTCTCGGTTGTTTCTTTTTCTTTTCGTAATTATCGACGGCATCCTTCCCATAAAAAAGTTCGATAAAAAAACTAATTATAAACATTATCTTACCGCCTTTAATACAGGCTTGTTTTTAACTTTGGCTTTGGCTTTTGATTTAGCTTTAGCCTTCGGTTTGACCTCACTCTTTGCTTTTGGTTTAGCTTTTAGTTTAGATTTGACCTCGGTCTTCGCTTTTAGTTCAGTTTCTTTTTTTACTTCCGGCGGTTTTGTCTCGACCTCCGGCTCTTCTTTGAAACCAAACAAACTCAATATCCATTCCCACATTTATGCATCCTCCGTTTCTAGTTCTCTTGAAACATGCACCAACGACCACGCCAATTCGTGCACACTGTGTATAACTTCATCTGACGATGATTCTGATTCTATCAAGTTCTCGGTCTCATAAGCCAACGCTCCCAAGACTGTCAAAACTTGTGCTTTTTGTTTGGCTCGTCTATCTCCTAACAAATCCATTCTGTCCTCCGTAAGTTAAGTTAATGGGTATACGATATTATGCGATTATGGCGGACAAATCAAGTTAAATACTTCCGTCCAATCAAAAGGCTGTTCTTGTACTAACACCGCCTCGGTTTTTATGCCGTCCATTTTTATGTCAATCGCCTGATTAGCTTTATAAAGGTACAACTCTGATTGTTCGAGATTGTTTCTTTGTTTCTTAATTAGCACCCAACTACTACTGTGATCATGTTTTGTAAGCCAACTCACTTGATGCGGTCTTAGACTAACTGCATTGCCCGTAATAAACTTGAGCTCGACCATATGAAACTTTCCAGATTCATCACAAATCAATAAATCAGGAACTCCCGGAACTGCGACTGTTTCGATTCTAGTGAACGACAGGCGTCGCGTCTTCGATGTCTTCGCCGCGGTCTTCATCTGCTGATAAAAGGCGGCTTCTCGCTTTGTCACGGTTACTGGTGTTATTGGACTCGGGTGTAATGTCGATGGTGACCGGGGCATATTGATCCTTTAGTTCCATTAAAGCTTTTTCCACCTCTTCTTTACTCATCGAATCGATACTGCCGTGCCTGATCTCAGACTTGCTGACATAAATATCACCATGAGCTTGTCCCCGCCGATACTCGGCTTGCACTGCGGCAGAGTATGCACCATTTTGTATAGCCAGATCTCTTATGCTTTGCAGATCTCTAAGATGCCGTTGGAATGTAACGCCAAACTTTTCGTCTAGTTCGTTACGATAACTTTTAATCGCGTTGACAACATGAGGAGAAATGTGGGGGTTAGTTAGTTCGTAGGCTCTAGTGTGCGCGGACGATGCCGGATAACCCGCGTTGATCGCGGCTTCCCTCAAAGTTATCTGTCCATCTTTGCTAACCAACTCTTTAACAAAAAGTTCTTGCTTGCGAGTCAGGATAGAATTCTTGTTTATCCGCGGTCTTCCAGACTTTTTCTTCTCGACAACCGGTGCGGATTTCGGCAGGGCTTTCTTAGACATTCGATACTCCAGTTAATAAGCGATAGTTTACCTAAAAATAATCCTTTATATATACCAATATCTAACTCTTTTTTATATTTTTTTAATTTTCGGGGCTTTAACGCAATTATCTGCTTACGGTTACATTTTACTTTTCAAATATGTAACCAAATATGTAACCCGCAAGTTGTTGAATTTTCTCACAAAAAAGGCCCGGTTACGCCGGTTACACCGGTTACACCTATATTTTAACTTTTTTTTTTTTTTTAAATTTTGGCTCTATATATGTAACCGTGTAACTTTGTAACCTCCAGATACAAAAAAGCCCCTCGAAAGGGGCTGTGAGCCGCGGACTACGTGCCTTACGTGCCGCCTTCTTCAAAATAGACAATTGCTTCTAAATCTGTTTTGAACTTGTTACAGGTTACACATTTCACAATTTCGTAGTTTTTATGCATGTATCCCATTCCGCGGCATGGTTTGCAGTGGCTTATTTTGGTTATGGGATTGAGGTTAGGTACACGGCTATCGAGTCTGTTTCTCCCCATGATATTATCCTGTCTTCGTAAGTTGCGTTTTTGTAGTCGAGTACGGGGTAGCCGTGTTCGTTTTTGATGGGTCGTCCATTTTTGTATTTCTTTGGTGGTACTATTTGTTTTTGGTATTGGATAGATGCTTCGTCGATTCCATCTGTGAGGTCGCATTCCATGCCGTATTCTTCTTTGATGTAGTTTGTTAGGGCGAACATCACTTCCCATTGCGCTAGTTCTAGTTTCATGACTCATCCTCCGTAGCGTTTTGGGCTTTGCTTCTTATCCACGTGTTGAGAAGGACGGCGAGGAACTGCGAGTTATTTATTTCAAACCCGATTGACCCGGACTCAAGCTTTTTATAATCCAGAAATCGTTTAAGTAGTTCTTCACCATTGATGGTGATGTTTTTGGTTTCACGCTTTATTTTAGAACGCTGTGAGAGTTCGTTTTTGGTAAGACCACTTGGTGGTCTACCGCGCTTGCGTTTTACTTCTTCCATTGCATTACTCCTAGTTAAGATGCCCCTCCGGGGGAGGGGCGGTTGGTTTACTTTATGGCACTAAGTTTACGGTTAGTGTCTTTCCACACTGTCACTAAATCGATATGCAATATGCAATCTTTTTTAGTTTTTTTGTAAGCTACAACTTGAGTTCCATATTTTTTTTGAACATATTGCCATTCTTTTCCTGCCTTTTGAATGATATAACCGCGGTACTCATACTTACCCGGCGCTATCTTTTTTGCTGTATGTTTCATATCAATTTCCTAGTTAAGATGCCCCTCCGGGGAGGGGCGGTTAATTTATAAAGGCAATCCATCTTGGATGAGTATGTCGTCACTCTCATCTTCGATTGATGGCAGGGCTTCCATTTCACTCAAAGCTTTCTTGAGTAACGCCTGATAAGGTCTGCCGTGCAACACCTGCTTCTTGTGGGTCTTGGCGGGAACGACGGCTGTATACCACACACTGTCGAACGTCTTATCATCACCATCACCGGACCAGATGCCCCGGCTCCCTCCGAAATTGATTTTGTCATAGCCTGTTACATCAGCAACTTCTATTATTAACTTTTTCCCGGTGTTGGTTCCAGAATCGGTACAAAAGTCTCGAACGAAAGCTTTGATTGCAAGTCCGACAGCCTCTTTAGGGTTTTTGTCTCTACCCCAAGTACCGCAACCGCCGCAGTCTATATAAGCCAAAAAGTCTTTTTTAATATCCATAGGTAAATCTCCGTAGAACTGGTTAAGTGGTTTATCCACATTGTTAAAGAACATGTCAAATCATTGTTTGACTAGGCTATTATATCAAAGTATAAGATTTTGTCAAGTTACGGTTATATCTTTTTGGAATAAGAAAAATATTTTAATAACTAAAAGTTATAAAGCGGTGGTTGGACAAATTGATCGGAATGAAATCTGACTTTGGGGACCGACACAGCATCTGCCCTTTTTTGAACTTCTCCGAGGAAAAGAGGAATACCCGACGCCACCGCTCACCGGGCTGTTTTACTCCCCATTTTTGGTGTTACGTGCTTTCCAAGCTTCCTCTTTATCTTGGACTATGAGCCAAGCTCCTTGTAAACACGCCATAAAAAATAACAAACCAACAATACTTAATATACCCTCTAACATAGCAACCCTCTCTAGTGAATGCTTTTGTCAGATATGACCTTCTCCCCGGTATGTGTTGCATGTAAATCACAAACAATATGCATGATCCGTAGGGCGCGAGGCCAATCCACGTTGTATTGCACAAGGACGAAGTGAATCAGGTCCACGAGCAACGCATCGTCCATATTTTTTGGTAACATTTTATGCATTGTCATCAAAACAGTGTCCCAATCTTCCGAATTAATATTCATAATTATCCTTGTCGCAATCTTTTCCAAGCTTCACGTAATTGTTTAGCTTTAATAACGTCGCGCTGATTAAGCACATTCTTATCAAGCTCTTCAGCTTCCCGGCTGATAAGTTCATCAATAATACTATCAGCTTTTTTCCACGACATTTCTGATTCTTGCATTGGCAATAAAAGTTCAGTGTTTAAACTAAATTTTTTTCTAGGTTTTCCAAAGCTCATCATTGACCACCTTGACTTTCTGGCTTCCAATTGTCAACCTCTGCATACCATTTTCCAGACTTAGACTCGCAAACCTGTATGTTAATCCAATCCCCGGTCATCGAGTTTAACCACGTGATCATGTCCTCACGTTTGATAGATCCGTTAAATTTTATCCAATCAGGCGCATTGGGATTAGGTTTTTTGATCATCAGACCATCAACAAATTGTTTCTCGCTCATTTTTGCACTCCGTAAGTTAAAAAGTAGTAAGACTCTATAGGATAATATGGGACTTTGCAACAAAAAAAAGCCCCCGCAATGAATAACATTACGAGGACCTTTTTAGACCACTTAGTGCCTACGGAGCACGGAGTAAACTATACGCGATAATATGGGATTAGTACAGAAATAATCAATCTTTATAAATTTTTTTTAATTTTTCAGATTCTTTGTAAGAACTAAACATAACACGTAGCTGACCGCTAATTGTACGCCCTTCTGTTTTAGCTCTGAGCTTGATTTCCTCATAAACTTCTTTTGGAACAAGCACACTTTTCCATTTTTCTGTGTCCATTTTACACTCCCAATTACCTATGTCTGAGACTATATAGGAGTATATATAATAAAGCAACTAAAGACTACTCAGCTTCGCCCCACGATCCCCCTATCTCAACATCACACTTGCTAGGAATCTCAAGAGGTACAGCATCTACCATGATTTTTGCAATCTCTACGGCTTCTTCCCGGTTTTTGACCGACATAGCTACCTCATCATGTATCTGTATCATAGGTAGGCGCCCTGATTTGTATATATCTACCATTGCTTTTTTAGTCATGTCCGCCGCGGAAGCCTGTATCAAACGGTTCAATGCTTTATAAGTGTAAGCCCTTTTTAGTCGGGTTGTTTCACCATACTCTTTAACCGCATCCCGGTATGGCATTGCTTTATTCATTGCAAAAGTATCTGGTTCCCACAAGTCAAAACGACATTTGCGGCCTAAGATAGACCGGATGGACCCGGCACTGGCTTTATCATTCAATCTATTTGTTACTCCTTGCATTAAACCCTTGACAAAAGGTACCCGGGAGTGGTACTGACTTACTAATTGTTTGGCTTCTGCAACTTCTATGTCCATTTGCTCAGACAATTTGTTAACACCCATGCCATACATCATACCCAGATTAATTGTTTTGGCTTGCTTGCGGGAGATGTTAGCCATCTCAGCTACCATTGTATGGAAGTCCATGTCTGGATCATGCTTGTAACCTTCTACAAATTCTTTACAGGCTTCTAGTTCTATGCCCCTCATCTTTCCATACACGTGAGCATAGTGCACCAAGATGCGTGGTTCTTGTTGCGAGAAGTCTATTGCCGCCCACTGGTCCCCTTCTTCAGGTAAAAATAACGAGCGTACCATGGGTCCGATCACCGGGTCGCGGGCCGGGATTTGTTGCAAGTTAGGGTTGGACATTGATATGCGGCCTGACACTGTTCCCCCATCATCCGATCGTATTTGATTTATGTGACTATGAATGCGTCCATCATTGCGGCAGTGCTTCATGATGGTATTGATAAACGTCCCGGAGGTCTTGTTGAGGTTTCGCGCCTCAAGAATCAGTTGTGCTAGTGGATGCTTGTGGTCTTGTAAAAACAGTTTCGTGAACGACGGTGCACCTTTCTCTGTCTTTGGGTAACTAACTCCGACTTTATCAAACGCTGTTGCCAAAGATTGCGCCGCCCATATCTCTACGTTGGACCCGGTAACGTCTTTAATTTGTTTGATAACGCTTTTCTCGCGTTTAAGAATTTGATCTCTTGTTCGCTCTAGCCTGTCCGTATCAATGCGTACACCACGCATCGTCATGTCAACTAGACAGGGGAGCAAGTCAAGCTCAAGATTAGCAATTGGCCATAGATCTTCTTTGCCTAGTTGCACGGAAAAGTAAGCCCATAACTCCAGTGTTAACTCAGCATCAACCTCTGCGTATGGACCGACATACATGGCGGGCATCTTCCACATCTCAGCTTTTGGGTCGATACCAAACTGGCGAGCCGCCTCGACTAATGCTTTCTCTGACTTTGTTTTGTTAAGGTAGTCGTATGCTAGGGCGTTTAACGTGTAGCTAAATCTATTTTCATCTAATAGAGATGCGATCAACATAGTGTCGATGATACGACCGTTGACCGTGAACCCCATTCTGTAAATCCAACCCAGATCATACTGTGCATTGTGCATGATCTTCTCTGCCGGACACTCGAACACTTTTTTTAGCCATTTGTTAACGATGCGCTCATCTAGATTACCGCCGCCTTTATGCCGGATAGGTATGTAGCCTGACCAATTGTCGACCGCAATAGCATAACCTACGACCTCGCCGTCGCCAGTTGGCCATCCGGGTCCGTTGGTTTTAAGATTAGGATCCCTTGTTTCAACATCAATTGCTATGCGCGTAGCACTTGTCAAGTCGGGCAATTCTGTTGGCGGAATCCATTCTGTCTTCGGAGTAAACATAGCCATTTGTAAACTCATTTGTCCTTCCTCTCTTTGAGTAATCGACGGATATCAATTATGTTTTGTATAAACAGCACGAGCACCAAGCAATCTAAAAAGATTAAAAAACTGTACAAGAACATCAATCTTTCCTTGGGTCATCGCCCATGGAGTACCGCAGGTACCAGATTGTTTTCTTTTTATCCTGATCAGAGCTTTGATGTTTGCGATTCATTCGCCAAATGTATTTAAACGCGGCAACCTCCGCATAAATTTTTACATTCTTTTGACCAAATGCAGAAACCATTGCATCAATGCATTCTATCTCAGAGTCCGCGTAATGATCTGGTTGCGAAATCATTTCATCTTTTGTGTTTTGCAAGTTAATTCCCTCATAAATTATTTCTTGACTTTTCACAGAACATCCCCTATCTCTTCTAACTCAGCAAGGCTAGACTTCGAGAAAAAGGCAGGTGTTTCATCTCCTACCCACGCGCCTAAAATATTAAACTCAAAATATTCTATGGCTTCATCTTCGCTCATGCCGTCATCGTAAACCAAGATTTGTATTATCTTGTCGGTGTCATACAAGATTACAGGATCCTGACCGCATCTCTGAACGATACCCATAATTGCACTGTTGTAACCATCTGCTCTTAACATTGTATCCTCCTTACAGTTCGTAACTTCTGCTCATATCTTCAGGTTCGACAATAAATAAAGTGTGCTTTGTGCGAGTGACACCCACATAAAAGACCCGATGCATATCATCTGGATTCATTCTCATCTCATCATCTGCCGCCGGGGACAGATCCGTGAATAATACAACATTATCAGCTTCGCCGCCTTTTGACCCGTGGATCGTGGACACTGTGATGCGGGCCTCGCCGTTAAACTTCTCACCCCTGCGCAACATTGCAATGATGTAAGCCCGATCTGTCTCGGGTAATTTATCCATAGCTTCGTGCCAGATTAAATCATTGTCAATTAGCAACCCGTGATTGCTTTGCAGTTGTCCCAATGTAACAAGGTCTTCATCCAGTAACCCGGGAAGCTTTTTAAAGCCCCGCGTAATGCGAGTCTTGATAGACATAAACCCATATATCTTACGTGCTACTTCACCAGTAACTTGATTACCTTTACGCAGTTGTTCCCAACCATTCACAGCATCGCTTATTCGCGAAGATATGGACCGGTGGCCGCGATAGTTGAAAAGGTAACCGTTTGCCTTGAGGTCTGCCACAACGGGCTGTAAAAGGTATCCTGCTTGCGATAACACTAACCATGATCCTTCTGCCATATCTACAGATGCAAGGGTTGATATACGAGACACAATACCCTCTTCTGTCTTGGGCTCATACTTCTTTGGAAAACGTCGGTTAATTCTTTTTACAACGCCTTCGGCAATACGGTGAACTGAGCGTGGTACGCGATAAGATTGTGATAAGGTTTCAGAACCTCCGGGTAGGTTAATAAACTGATCGACATCTGCCCCTGCCCACCGGTAAATAGCTTGATCATCATCTCCTGCACAATACATCTTGTCAGACTTTCGATCTAGCATATGAGCGATATCCCATTGCAATGGTGATAAATCTTGTGCCTCATCTAAAAACGTCAGTTTAAAGCTTGGGCATACCCTATCTCCATGCTCCGCAAATACAGCGAGCATGTCAGTAAAATCATACAAGCCAAACCTTTGCTTATACTCGCGCAAAGACTTATCCACATAGTTAACTAAGTTCCAAGACTCCTCGAGCCGACTAACATTGTACTGATCTCTCAAAGGTACCTTGCGCAGTCTTGCTAAATTAATCACACCTAACACCGGATCACTTGATTTATTAACACTAGGCAGGTCATCATCAAAGTTAGAACTGTTGGATCCAGATAGACTGACCCCCGTGACGTTAGATAATTCCTTGTAGTTTTCATTCTGCATAACTTGATCCCCGCGTATGTCGGACATCGTTAACGCTAGACTGTGCAGAGTACGGAAGTTAAATAGGTCATGTTTAGGATCTAGATTAAATCGTGCGGCGGCCCGCTCTTTTGCTTCTGTTGCGGCTTTTTTGGTAAACGCTAGGAAAGCAATGTCCATGGGCTGTATGCCTGACTCAAGAGCACCGTCTACCATGTTCAGCAAAGTAGTGGTTTTGCCTGTACCGGGAGGCCCAAATATCCTAAACATAAGTCTTCATCTGATTGACTATCTGCCGAATACGCTCTCGAGTTAGGTTATACTTTATTCCTATTGCCGCTAGGGTCATGTGCTCTTCAACACGCAACCTGTAAATCTCTTGGTTTCTTGCTATTTCTTTCATTAAAATGGAACCTCATTTTGTCCACCAAATTTCGGCGTAGTGATATCAATGTCTGCTGACTCGAATGCCGGAACTGACCAAACCCGTACAGACCTACCTTTTATCTTTAACACCGTGCTCTCCCCGTTAATGTCGCGCAACCTCTGCGCAATCTTGTGACTCTTGTATACAAACCATTTGTTTTTAGATAAAAAACTTTCAAAATCCCGCAACCTAAAATAAGTAAGGTTTGTCTCATCATCTGTCCATGGGCGGCGGAGCAAGATCTCTTCTTTATCTTGTGCTTGTTGTAGAAATCGACAGAACTCTTCTAAGTAATCGTAGAACTGTCCTGCTGAACTGGCATCTTGCGCCACTTCGATAATTGCAGACTCGTTGTCTTTCATGTCGGTAAGCAAAGCACTAATGCGGCTTTCCCATGTTTGTTTCTGTACGGATCTCGGCATAAAGTTTAACTGCTCCATACATGCTTTTTGGAAGACCGGTTGACTCATCAACCCTTCAGTATCAAGCTCCAAAGGTTCGCCGTTAACATCCATAAACCAAACCGGAGGTGTAGAATCATACTTTCTAAGGTTTGCAATGGACGCGCCCTGTATTGCCGCACCCACGCCGTACTTTCTAGTTCGGCAAAGCTCTTTGTTACAGTGTGAATTGATTGGAGCATCATTACACTTGTAGGCATAATCTTTACGGTGCAGTTGTTTAACAACTAGATTAACCTCATTCAACGGCAGAGGGGGAACAAGGTACTGCATGTTATAACTAAGAACCTCCGCCTCCCACGAATCTGGATATGCTTTGCGCAGATAAACACCAATGTTAAACAACCCGTTGTTTCGCCCTCCCTCTGAGATTTTATTGGTACACAGTATTTGTAAGCACGGTGGACCATCCGCTAACAAAGAAGACTGTGAGTTATCCACAACCTGCAAAGCTTGCAGTTGTTCTAAAGTCTGCGCACGTGCATCGTACATATCAAAAAACTCTTGAAGTGTAGCGGAGGTTCCATCATCTTTTATTGCATAACGTAGACCTTCTTCTGCATTGAAGTAAGGAAGGTTTAGAAAGTTACCGACATCACCCCGGTCGAGGTGAAGCTTGACTTGTTTTGGGAATATTTCACTCTCACCATATCCCAACGCCGCGCTCATAGCTTGCAAGGTCTTTTGCATATCCTTAGCTTCTACCCAATCTTGAGTGAATAGAAAGCAGTGCGCACCGCCAGATTTAGAGCGGCACACAATCAAAGGTAATTTTAATTTTTTAATTTTTTCGACTAACAACTTGTGATCGAGAGGGTACTGATCTATATCAATACAACCCCATTTTGAATCATTATGTTCATTGATTGGAATTATGCCTATTCCATTTTTTCCAACTAGATGATGTTCCCACAATATTTTTGTGCGTGGTTCGCGGACCAATCGCGCTTTACCCTGCGCCTTACCATTGGCGGCCTGTTTTTCTATCTTGAATGTACCGTAGGCTTCTTGCAGACCATCAAAAATGGTCATGAATTTTTCAATCATCGTCACGTGCCTTTATCCCTAAGTGGTAAAAAAGGGCGGCCTCTGCCGCCCCTCGTCTTACATACAACTTTTAAAAAACAGAGTTGCTTCCGCTATTTTCACTGTCATCTGAATGCTTGACGACAACTTCGCCAAGCGTAATGCTCTCAGCGAATTCTTTACAACGAACGTAAGTACCCTTATCAGATACAGGCTCTACACGACTCATCTCCCAACCGTGCCAACTGCCCTTGCTATTTTCTTCCTTTACAGTTTTAAGAAGATACACGTGACTGAAACGTGGTGGATTGAATGGTCCATTCTTGCCCTGCATTTGTACAGATTGCATCATGGAATTCCACTTGCGTGACTTTTTCAGTTGCGTCGACTTCATTGCAATCAATGCAGTCTCGGCAGAACCATCATCGTTTTGCACCACAACGAAATGCTGATGCGTTTCTTCTATGTAATCCCCAGTACCACCGACAACATACTCTTTGTTGTCATCAGCAGAACGCTCGGTCTTCGGTCGCTCTTGCGAGGGATCGTAAATTGCGATAGGCGCTCCACTGCCCTCGCCACGTGGACTCCACTGGATAAACCGACGCTGATATGCACAAGGAATTACCGTAACGCCATTACCGCCCTTGTAAACCTTGTTTGTTACTGTGTTGACAATGTCGCCCTTACGGGCTTCTTCTAAATCATCCAATAAAGGATCATTGCCTGATAAAACTTTAAGGAACGGTAATGCTAAATCTTCCTGTCCCATGTTTTCCATACCCAAGCCCGCATCTTCTTCAAACAACGAAGTTACGTCCATGGATAGTTCTTTGCTTTTGGCTTGCGCCACTGATTTTGCTTCTGCCATTAGATTTTACCTTTCTTTATAGTAGCTCTTTGCCCAACCCATGCTCCGAATAATTCCATCGGAAACTCGTCTCCTGCCTCAACACGTTCTTTGACAAACGCTCGCAGGGTTTGCGGATGTACTTCAGTTTTTTGCTCTGCGTAGAAACCTTCTTTCTCTGCAAAGGATGCAAAAGCACTCGCTTTATCGTCTTCTCCACGACCAAACTGACATGCAACAGTGTTCTTGATGATGTCGTCGTAACCTTTATCTCGTAACCATTCAAAGGCTTGAGGACGATTGTCGACTAGGATTGATGCCCCGTAAGTTGACTTCACTATGACTTCAGATCCGTCGTCTAGTGAAAATTTTGATATGCCTATTTCCGCAAGCATCGCGGGCATATCTTCATCCGTAAGTTTGAGAAGTTCTTTCTTTTGCTCCTTGAGTTCTTGCTCAAGATGCGAGATGATATCCTCTTTGCTACGGATCGCTCGAGCAATGCCGGCCACAGAATTAAGGCCCTCCTGATCGAGTTTTTCTACAGATGTTGCAAGATTCTTGACAAAATCTTCCTCCATCATTTCTAACATGTCGTTCATCGCGTTTTCTCCATCGTTATTAAAGACACCTATCGGGTCTTGACAAAGCCATATATTATCTTATACTTCGGGCATGTCAAGGAGAAATCTATTAAATGCAAAAAATAAATAATTTTGAGTACAAAACGCAACCTTTTGCACACCAACGTCAAGCATTATCGGACTCGTGGGACAAACCGTTTTACGCTTTATTGATGGAAATGGGAACGGGTAAAACTAAAGTAGCGTTAGACACAATGTCTATGTTGTACGAAGAAAAAAAGATAAAAGCATGTTTAGTCATAGCTCCAAAAGGAGTTTATGACAATTGGATCCGTGGTGAGATACCCACGCACGTGCCTGACCGCATAGAGAAATCTATCTTACGTTGGACACCTAGTTCTGCACGAAAATATAACGATGAGTTAGACGATTTTATATACAGAGATCACGAGGATCTTAAAATATTTGTCATGAACACAGAAGCTTTTTCAACGCCGAGAGCCGCACGAAAAGGTTACGAATTTTTAAACAAAAACCCACAAAACCTAGTGATTGTTGATGAGTCGACCACAATCAAAAACAGACAAGCCGCACGGACTAAAAACATTATAGGAATGAATAAGATAAGCAAGTATCGCAGGATACTAACCGGAAGTCCGATCACAAAAAGCCCAATGGATTTGTTTAGCCAGTGCTTGTTTCTGACAGACAAGGCTTTAGGGTTTAATAGTTACTTTGCATTTCAAAGTCGGTACTCGATTGTGCAACGCCGGGTGATGGGACAACGTAGTTTTCAAGAAATTACGGGTTACCGTCGGTTAGATGAGCTTAACGAGAAACTAGATAAGTTTAGCAACAGAGTGCTTAAAATAGATTGTTTAGACTTACCAGAAAAGTTGTACATACGTCGAGACATTACCCTTACTGACGAACAAATTAGGGTTTATAACCAAATGAAAAAGCTAGCTCTTGCTAAACTAGAAAGCGGAGAGCTTGCTACGACCGCTAGTGTGTTAACGCAAATTATGAGGTTACAACAAATCTGTTGCGGATTTTTGCAACCAGATGATGGAGAAATAGAGTTATTACCAAACAACCGAATGAAAGAACTTTTGGAAATTACAGACGAGCTACAGGGAAAAGTTATTATCTGGGCTTCATACACGCATGATATCAAAGAGATAGCTAAAAGTTTGCAAGATAAATTTGGACCGGGAGCCGTGGCTACTTATTATGGAGATACGGAACAAGATGAACGACAAAACATTGTAGAGGAGTTTCAGAAGCCCGAGTCTGAACTACGATTCTTTGTAGGGCAACCAAAAACAGGAGGTTACGGCATTACTCTGACCGAAGCAAACACGGTCATTTATTACAGTAACAGCTATGACTTGGAGATAAGGCTACAGTCTGAGGATCGTGCGCATAGAATAGGGCAAAAGAAAGCAGTGACGTACATAGATCTAGTTGCGCCGGGCACGATTGATGAAAAAATATTACAGGCGTTGCGGAACAAAGTAAATTTAGCAGGTCAAGTGCTCGGTGAAAACACTAAGAACTGGCTTTCTTGATTTTCTTCAAAGTTTTTTCTAAAGTTTTTGCCTGATTAGCGTGAAGCCGAGATGCGTTTTTCAACTCTTTAATCATTTTTTTTGTCTGAGCTTTAGTAAGGTCTGCCATATCCATGTTCCTCTGTGCGAAAATATTTATAATAAATTTTATCTAGTAATTACTATATAGATTGTCCAAAAAAAAGGAATAAGCGCCAAAAATAAACCCTTCCATGTATCGCTACCCCAACTCCAATCTTGCATAGATACGTTCATTTAAAAGAGCTCTTTGTCTGTATCTTTGTCTAGCCACATAGGCTTGCAAAAACTTCGTATAGGGATTTCCCATTGGCCGTTTGATTGCATCGATATAGCTCGGCTAAAATACGTACATCGATGTATATCCCGAAAAAGTCCAAACTCTTCTGTCTCGACCACCACCCCTGCGTTCAATGTTTCTACCATTAATGCAAAAACTAAAATTCTCATCGAATTAGAACTGTTTTAGCATCAACAAAGCGCACCTCGCAAGTGCACTTAATCGGTGTGTAGTTTATAGATGACTTGGATAGCTCTTGGCAAATGTATAGGCAGTTATGTTTTTTTGCATACAACCTAGTTAAGGATTCGTCAACACTCCCATCTTGCATAAAAAACACAAGGGCGAATGCTATTTGTTTCATCCTTTAGCCAATAATGCCGCAACCAACGCTTGAATTTGTTCGTTAGTTTTTTCTTGTATTTTTTCTTGTCTTGCCAAGCTTTCCACAATGGCATCTACCTTGGTTTCCGTCACAGCAACAGCTTGCCCGTTTTCAGTTGCTTGCTTTGCTGTTTCTTTTACAATGACCTCTATACGCTTGACTTCTTCTTTAGTGGCATCCGCTTGAGCCATAGAAGATCCGTAAGCAATAGCTACACCTAAACCACTTATCACAAAGGGCATTGCCCATGTAGGTATACTAATAGTACCGTCTGACATAAATCTCTCCTAAAACATTTTTGATATAAAAATAGCACCTAAAATAAAAGGATACACGCCCCACAACATTAGCTCAAGCCTATCCATTTTAGCTTTCCCGTGATCTAATCTTTTTTCGATGTTGGTGTATCGCACCAAACATTCTTTTTCGTGTGTTTCCAAGCGAATTAGCGCCTCTTTTACTGTAGCCATGTATCGTATCTCGTTAAATATATTGTAAAACATTATCCCATCAAGCTTCCAATTCCCTGTTGACGAATCAAACTTGAAGCAACATCGTTGGGAAACATTGCCGCATACATAGAGCGATCCACGGGCCCCGGATTCGGAGCCGTGGATTGCGCGACAGGTGCCGGTGCCGGGGTGGGAGGTGGCATCGGTACTTGAAGTTGTGGAGCCGGTGGCGGCTGTGATTGTACTTGTACAGGCGGCGGACTTCTTTGTGGTTGTACTTGCACAGGCGCTTGAGTTTCTTCTTCTATAACTATCTCTTCGTCACTCGTAGTCAACGGAATTGTTCTACGAAGTGGATATAATATCCCTGCATCTATAAATGCAGATCGTATGTTTAAAGCTTGTTTTGTTTTTTCTGTGTCTGTAGAAGACTTTCGCAACATCATGGCCAACAATTTTGGGTTTTCCATTACTTCTGTCATAACATCTATTTTTGCACTTGCCGGTAAATCGTCAAAAACTTTACGCATTGCTTTTGCACCTGCACCTGCCGCAATTAAAGATCCGGGACCACCTTCCATACCCATGGCTCGTTGTACTCCAGTACCTAAAACAGAACCGGATATCGCTAAATACATATCAAGGACAGGACCGGCTCTTTCAACTAACTCATCTAAAGTGCCGTCAGCTTGTGCGCCTTCGTAACGCACCATTTCAGCAACGTAAGTTTTAAGATTTTTTAAGTCGTCTTTACCAATGACATTATTGGATGTCATCCAATCAGCTAAACTAATACGTCCTTCAGCTTTCGGCATTTCTTCAAACATAGTTTTAAATAAAACTTGTGGGCTAAAACCCTTAGAAGTTGCACCGCCTTTTGTGAAAGCCCATTCCAAAATAGATGACTTTAGTCCTATTAGAGCTTCTTGTCTTAACGCCTCATCTGCCGGACTATTTGCTACTTCAAGTAAATTATTAAGTTGTTTTATAGGCGTTTTTTGAGCATTTGATAGCGCCATTGCAACCGCTGTTGTAGGGCTCTCTGTACCACCATCTCTGCTACTGCTCAACAAGTTTTTGAAAGTGACTTGACCTTTTAGACCTGCATCTTGCGCTTTATTTGTAATATACGCTTCAGATAACATTTGATCGGCTAATAAAGAATTATTTAAATCTCGTTTTAAATTTGGAAATTGTTCTAGCACAGACTCGTTAGCATTCATCCACTTTTCTAAAGCTTTACGATTGATTGCACCAGTATTTTGATCAAAAGTAGCAGACCTTGCATTTCTTAATAAAGCTTCAGTTACGCCGGCCAAAGTGTTGACAGTGAGATCCGCATCGGGCAGTCCTTGCTCTATTGCAAAGTTGCCGATTTCTGAAATTTGCGCACTTCGCACATAAGTAGGATCAGCGCCACCTTGAAACAATCTGTGAGCGAGTAATTCTGGCGGCGTTCGAGTTCCACCTTTTTTAGATTTATCTAAAACTTCTCCGGCAAAAGCACGTGTAAAAGTATCGTTCAAAGACCTAGAATAAGCTCGGGCCATTTCGTAATCAGTTTGATTATCGACAAAAACTCCTGTTTTTGTTAATCCTTGCACGTTGTCTAATGTGTCCAAAAGACTTTCAGAAAATTCTTCTGCAATTCGTGCCGCGTTGTTGTCACCTGAAGCACGTAATTTTCTAGCTTCGTTCAAAGCAATAGAACGCATGTCTGTTAGCTCGCGGGTAGATAAAGTTGCACCGGCTGTAGGAACCCCATCAGCATCTAACCCAAACTCTGCGCTTTTGCGATTTACAAATTTATTTAACGCACGAAGAGGACCTATAACCTCATCTCTAGCTTCAGGCGTATCCGGTAAAAGATCATCCCAAGCGGTTATAAAAGGAGGTTTATATCCATCACTTATGTCGTCAATAGGAATTGTTACATTTTTAACATTTTTCCAGAGTTCGTTTTCTCTAGCTCTGGCAAATTTTATTTGTTGTCGAACAACATCATACAATTTTTCAGATAATTGCATATTGTTTTGTGGATTACGTCCTTCTACTGACTCGAAAGCGGAAAGTACACGATCTGTAGCTTCTGTCAATCGTTTAGTTTGTGCAGAAGTAAAAATATCTTGTGCAAGATCAGCCGCAACCTGTAATTGTTGTTGATCTCCAGACCTTGCCATACCTACTACTAAAGTCCTAATAGCCTGAATGCTTGCTTTGGAAGAGGTAGAGCGTTGTTGACCTAGATCTGATCCTAACTGATCTAATGAAGCTTCTATTGCCATTAGAATAGGACTACCACTTTTCATTGCGGCAGTTTGTGGTATGACTTGACCCGCCTCATCTACTAGGGAATCACCTAAATTTGCAGTTTCTAATCTGCGAATAATGTCAGCAAGATCTTCTGTTTCAGAAGCCTCTAATATTTCAGCAATCCGATTAACCGCATTTTGCTGTCGACCTGATTTTGTTAAACCACGAACTTTTGATTTACTAGCATCAATAATATTTTGTCTATTGTTTACTAGAAGCATTAGTGGGGAAACTACCAAATTACTGCCTAATCCTCCGGCCATTTCACCCGCAAAACGTGCACCGCCTGACCCCGGAGCAATTTCTTCTGCTAAATAAGCACCTCCCGCGGCTCCTGCTCCAAACTTAGCTTCAGTTTTAGTAAACCCTAAAATTCCTTTTTCTGACATATCTGCGGATTGTCTTCCTACAAAATTTTCTATCCCGCGATTTAATCGAGCTCCTAGAGGATCTTTATTGAGCACGGCTTTTGCTTCAGGAGAAAATGCTCTGTTTATATCCTCACCAACATCACCTGTTGAGCGCAACGCTCCTTCAGGAGTTAGCATTTCTTCGCGCATTTTGCTCAGATTTTTTAAATAAGCTCCTCCACCTAATACAACATTTTTAGGCATCATTCCCGGAGTTAAAACCCCAGACACAACGTCCGTAAAAGTTTGACCTGCGGCCACGGCGCTACGATCACTAGGTAATGTAGGAGATTCTGGTCCAATAACAGCTTCTTGTGCTTCCTCACCTACGGTGTATCCGAATAAAGATCCTAGAATACCTGTTGCAACAGGAATGACTGCTTTTGCGACTAGTGCCGCAGGACCGGCGGGAGGTATAGGAGATTGTGCGGCAACACCTGCTTTAAAACCGCCGGCAAAACCCGCGGCACCTGTTGTAGCCGGAACAACCCTTCTTGAAACACCCCCATCAAAAAAACCTTTTTCTCTAATAGGATTTCCTTGCTCATCCTGAATAAACAACATAAGCATTTGTTCATCAGTTAAGCCGTCTGCAAAAACCGCGTAATCAGGGTCTTTAAATAACGGGGAATTTCCGCTTTTTAATAAGTTGTAATTTAAAGCAGGATTCTTAGTTTCGAATTCAGAAGCCAAAGTTTCTGCAATAGCTCGTGCCGGACCGCCTTCGTAATCAGAAAACCTTTGAACATATTCGTCCATTTCTTCTTTAGAAAAAGTAACTGGATCAATTTTTAAATTTTGAATTTCGTTTTCTTGCATAACAAAAAACCTTTAATTTCTTACTTTTTCTTGCAATTTCTTAAATGAAGCTTCCATTTCTTCTTTATTACCACCGTAAGACGTAGACCCAACGCCCAAAGGCCCTATATACATCAACAATCGACTTATCTCTTGGTTATTTGCTAATACTTTAGCGTTGTCATCGGCACTTAAAGCGCCTCCTGCTAACTTGGTTAAGTTATGTTCCTTTTGCGCTAGAACAACTCTTTTCAACTCTCTTAACCGATTAACCTGAGAATCAGGGCTTACAAAAAAACTGTCTACATCTGGATACAAATCTTCAACTTTTGATAATTCAGCAACCGGGAACCGTGGATTTACAATTAGAGCGGTTTTTGTCATTTGTCGAATTGCACGTAAATATTGCTTGTCAGCTTCAGTCTCTTCTCCGTAGTCAACCCCTAGTTGACCTAAAGTTTTATCTACGGCACTTCGTAGTTTAGCCGCAAATCCTGTTCCATTCATAGCCGCTTTAGCGGTATCTCTAAACAACTTTCTATCTTCTGCTTCATAACCTTGCTCTTCATAAAAACGATCGTAAAAAGCATTTGATTCTTCACCGGCTCTTTGCGATATGCGTTGGTTCTTCATTACTTCCGACGCGATGGTGTCACTTACAGGAACGGCGCCGGTAGTAGGCATGGCCGTTGTAACGCCCAAAGAGTTTACGTAAGTTCTTCCACCATCAAAACTTAGCACTATTTCACTGCCTAGGTTGAATGCTTGTGCAGAAGGTGTTTTATCTGAACTTAATTTACCTATTGTAAATACAGTCGACCCGGCTTGTTGATTAGCTTGGTTAGCGTTTTTCAACATAGCCGCACCATTTGGCGTTGTAGCATCAAAAGTGGTTTTTACACCGGTGTTCATATCTGTTTGGACCATGTAAACAGGATCAATATCAATACCTTCTTCGCCAAAGATAGCAACCGCCGAATCGGGATCGCCTTTTTTGTATTGAACTAACTGACCGTTTATTTCATCTACTTCATAATCAGGCGCTTCAAAAATTACAGTGGCATTCCCGTCAGGCGTCCGATTAGTAGTGTCAACTAAGAAGTTACCCATTTTTTCCAATTGCGCGTTTTCAGGTGCTGTGTAAATTACTTCGGCTGTGTCTGCATCTATAATTTGTTGACCTTTAGATAAAACTTTTAAATTAGGAGAAGTGTCTGTAAAAGCTACTTCTACGTTGCCGCTAATAGGGTTTGCGGCGAGGATGTTGTCGCCCATAGTCAAAAAATCTATTTTGTCTCTTCCGGTAAATGCTAAACTAACACCGCCTGTTTTATTGTTAGTTTTAACTATTTGTCCATCAACAACTTTAAAATCAAACAATTTAGCAGGAGTCATTTGAAGCTCACGATCTAGCTGATCTTGAGCGCCTTTAAACGCTAATAAATCGAGGTCGCGTTTTTCAGACCGCAAAGCTTCTTTAGAGGCTTTTTCAGCTTCGAATTGACCTTGTGCTCGAGCACCTAGTTTGTCAAAAAGTTTGGTTTCAGTGGCCGCTTCAGCTAATCTTTGTGCAGGACTCATCTGACGAGATCCGGGTGTTGCAAATGCCAAGGCCGTACCGGCAACATCAAACAACATTTGCGCTTCGGTAAGTTCTTTTTGACGTTCTAAATCAGCATCAACACCCGATCGAGGCGCAAAGTTTTGATTTAAAACACCTTGTTGTTCTGCAAACAACTGGGAAAGTCTTGATTCGCCGCCGTCTTGCATTCTGGCGACCGGGCCGCCAAACCTAAAATTTACAGGCGGTTCGTTACCAACCCCCATTCCCATTTGAGGGTCCATGTTAGGGTCAAGGCTCATTTCAGGTCCAGAATCCATATTGACGGTAGACATGATACCTCCGGCCATATCCCCGGTCATTTCCTGATCCATCGCACCTTGTGCAATACTTCCTATACCTTCGTCCAAATTAGTCATTAACATTACAGGTTGTATAAGAGCAACAACGGACTGCGGAGTCTGTTGGGCGTCCTCTAAACCAACTAGTTCAGCTAGCTCATTAACTCTTTCTGCCATCGGAGCTTGATCGCCCCGGATCATATTGATCATGCTTTCATAATCATCAGCATCATCTAAGTTGCCAAAGTTTTCAGCGGCGGCCATCATTGCATTTTGCACAGCTTCTGGATTGTTTTCAGGAGTAAAACCTGAAGAAGGGTCCATCATGGGATCAGCCATCATGGGATCAGCCATCATGGGGTCAGCCATCATGGGGTCCATGGGAACCGTACCACCTTCTTGCATAGGCAACACACCACGACCCATCAAAATGTCTTTTTGCGTTATTTGTCCATCTCCGCTGTAATCCGGGAATGATTTTGCTTCTCCGCCTTTAGCAAACATTTGTCTGCCCATCAAACTTCTGTTCATCATCCGAATAACCCCGCTTTAGATGCTCCTGTTGCGGCTGACAGACCGGCTACTCCCAACCCAAGCATGGATTGTGCCGGAGAAACACTAGGTGCTGTCGAGCCCGTAATTGATTGTTGAGATGTTGGAGCACCTTTGTAAATATCTGAAAGGAAACCAACTCTCTGGTAAGGTTCGTACAATTGTGCCATATCAGACTGACGATTGGCTTCCAGTACTGCTTGATTTTGAGCTTGTTGAGTCTTACCAACATCAAACAGGAATCCTTGCTCACCCTGCATTAACTGTTGGTTCATCTGACCCAAGCTTGCCTGACGAAGCCCTGCATTTCCTAGAGCATCAGCAGTTTGCAAACCAAGTTGACCGTATTGCGTACCTAAATTACCTATACCTTCACCCATTCTACCGTACATTTCCCGACCTTGCAGTCCAAGTTGTGCGGCACTTTGAGCACCTTGCATACCCTGCGTACCTAGCCCTTGACCTAATTGCGCATATTGCCCAGAAAGTTGACCGGCTAGTTGTTCTGCGCCAATTCCTTGCTGTCCTGCACGATTTGCAATGTCAGCCTGAGTTTGAGCGCCTTGTAGTCCTAGCTGTCCGGCTTGTTGTGCCATCTGACCAGTAAGCTGTGACGCACTAAGACCGGACTGTGCCGCTAACTGCTCTACAGACATGCCTTGTTGCGCTAAAGCTTGTGCATTCTGTGCGGCTTGTTGTTGTGCTGACAGACCTAACTGACCTGCGGTTTGACCCGCGGACACACCTAACTGACCTGCTTGCAAGGCACCCTGTTGCGCTAGTTGCTCTGCCGCAAGACCCTGCTGACCAAAGGCTTGCGCCGCGCTTGTGCCTAATTGAGCAGTTGTCTGAGCATTTCTAGCCGCTTGTTGCTCGGCAGTTAAACCTGTTTGCGCCGCTAACTGCTCGGCAGAAAGACCTAGTTGACCTTGTTGCTGAGAAAGTTGTCCGGCTAACTGCGCGGCAGACATTCCGGCTTGGGAGCCTTGAGCCACGTTCGATGCGGCAAGCTGTTCGGCACTTAGACCGGCTTGACCACCCTGCAAAGCACCCGCTTGACCCATTTGAGCCGCAGACATCAAAGCTTGACCGCCTTGTTGCGCCGCTTGTTGCGCCGCTTGATCTGCCGCAAGTCGTTGCTGACCACTTTGTAAAATACCTTGTTGCGCCATTTGCTCGGCAGACATGCCTAATTGTCCGGCTTGTGCCGCATTAGCCGCCGCTTGTTGATTTGCAGACAGACCCATTTGACCACCCTGCAAAGCGCCGGATTGTATAAGATTTTGCGCTTGCATACCTGTTCTAGCGCCAAGATCCGTGGCCGACAGGCCAAGTTGACCCTGCTGTTGAGCCGCTTGTGAGGCTAATTGTTCTGCTGAAAGCCCTAACTGACCCGCCGCTTGCGCCGCTTGAGTGGCAGACCCTGCTCCGGCTTGACCCAGAGAACCTGTTAAGGACGCCGCTTGCTGTGCTCTAGCTTGTTGTTGCTCAAACGCTTGCTGTGCTCTTTGTGAAGCACTTTCAAAACCAGTTTGCCGCATTTGTGCCGCGGTCCGCGCTTGTTGCTCCAATGTGTTTCGAGCTTGTTCTGTTTCCATGATTCCGCTACGAGATCCACCAAAAGCACCGGCGCTAACAGCTTGCGCACGATTACCCTGTTGTTGAATATCACTGGCTCGTTGAATATCTTTAAGAGCTTGTTGTACTGCGGCATCTTCAAATTGATTCATAAAAGCGCCGGAAGAGCTAGGATCAAACCCACCTGTTGTACCGGCTAATTGAGAAATGCCTTGTTCTGCTCTTCCAACACCCATTTGACCTGCGCGTTCTAACGCTGTAGCCGCTTTACCTGTAGTGTCTCTAGCACCTTGGACAGCCCTTCGCGTTTGCATTGCCGCTTGATCTGCCGCACTTGTTGCGCCAAATTGAGTATCAGATTGTATACTTTTAGCGGCTTTAGCAACATCACTAACACCGGACAAGGCATCTTCATAAGCACCTAATCCACCTTGCGTAGCTCGATCTAAGCCTTGTTGAGCACCTGCCGCTTGTTGTCTAGAACGATCAGCCGCTTGCAAAGCTCCGCCCATTGTCTCAAGCGCGGTTTGTTGACCCTGTTGCGCGGCTCCTGTAACCCCAGAAGCAAGTCCGGCGGCGGCTTGTTGTGCCTGTTGTTGCGCTCGAGCAATTCCTTGGCTTGTTTCATCGGCTTGAGTTCTAGCTCGACTTGTTACATCACCAAGATCACCGTATGTTCTTGCGGCAGTAGCTTCAGCCCCTTGAACGGCTTGTTGTGCCTGTTGCGCGGCAGTTCTGCTTGCTTCACGACCGCTAAATCTTGCATCTTGCGCCGTGGTACGTCCACGTTGCGTAGCTGTTAACATTTCCGAAGGCAATAAGGCGTTAGCTTGTGAGATTTGATTCTGTGCAAGCGCGGCATTTGCTCTAGCGTTGTCAGCCGCATCGTCTGTAAGACCTTCCGCCGCTCTTGCTGAAGTTAAAGCTTGTGAAGCGCCGGTGGCCGCGGCCATTTGTCCGCCAGTTGTTGCTCTAGATAATTGATCTGCTAGCCCGGCGGTAACATTAGTTCCACCCTCTCTTGAAGCTTTTGCAACATCCTGTGCCATAGCCCCTGACTGAGACATGGCTGTTTGAGCAGGTGAAATTTGCCCGGGTATAGCGTCATATGCCGCTAATTGGTCGGCCATAGATTGATTGGCTATGGTTCGTGCGCCAAGGGCTGACTCTGCTAATCCTGCCTGACCGGCACCGGTATCTAAAGAACTTCTTGCTAACGC